TATTTCTGCAAAATCAGCAAAGGCTACCCGTCTTGCTAAAATAGCAGCGGCTCTTGCTCTAGGCCAGCCGATTGATATTACAACTAAGAATGGTACACCAATTGGAGTAGTTGACCCAATTACTTATGCAACTGAATACTTATCTGATTTGGAATTTGCAGAGAATGGTTCAGACTTTGATCCAGCTAAAGATTTTGAACGTCAAATAAAAGAATTTAGACGTAATATCAATAGACAATTTGATAGACTTGGGGAAATGCAATTATCTGCAGTTACTCAGTTAAAGGATAAAACCAGAAAAAATAGAGATGAGAGTGTTAAGTCTGCCGAGGACGAACCTGATCTTAAAAAACGTAGAGCTCTAAAGAATTCAGCTAGAGACCTGGACCCAGTTAAATTAACTGATAAAATTCATAGTGTTCTAGAAGATTTTGAAAAGTACATTGATAAAATAAAATTAGGAACAATCTCATTCCCGGATGATCCAACCAAGTTAAATCCTAAACTACCAGGTGCGGTTACCGGACTACAACCTCTAATTGAAATGGCATCAAAAGGCGCTCTTGCTCCAGACATAAAGGCTACTAACTTAATTACTAAGATCAGACGAATGGCTGCCCAAGTTGATACATCAAAGTTAAAAATAAAAAAGACTTTTAACTTAAATAAGAATGCAGATGTTAAAGAATTTAAGAAAGCAATTAAAGAATACTCAAATGAAGCTCTTGCTTATCTAAGTGGAGATAAATCACCAGTAGACGATATTGATCCAACGTTATCTGACTCGGAAAAATCTGAAATTAAAAAATCAGCAGAATTAAGAAAAGCTCGATTAAAAAACGCATTAGCATTTACTTCATTATCAATAGCTGCACCAAAATTAAAATTATTTGATCCAGCCGCACCATGTTGTTCTACTGAGGATTCTGAAGATACTACAAGTATTGCATCTCCCCAAGTACTTGCAGCAATTGCAATATTTAATATTATACTAGATGCAGTATTAGATGGACTTACCATTGACAGCTTAAAGAGTTTACTTGGAGATTCTCTTGATAACATTGGAATCTCTACTATCTCTAGTCTATTTGATTCAATCCTTGCAACATTACCTCCAATTCCATTACCTGATAAAGCCAATATGCTTGCATTAACCCAGATAATGTTATTACCAACTTTAATTGCAACACATATTCCTCAAGCGCCAAATCCATTAGGTATACCTTTTCCATTACAAATATCAATTCCATTAGATGTATTGGTAAAACCATTATTAAAAGCAGCAGTTGCCTATTTACTTGAATTGATTTTAAAAATGTTAGCTGATGCCGGAAATATGCTGTCATCTAGTTCAGGCTCAAATACCTTTACTGACTTAAAGGAAATTATTCGACAAATTCCATGTGGTAATTCAGAGTTTGCAACCATATCAACTTCATCTACTGACAAGTATGTAACGGTTACTTTGCCTAATGGTATTAATATAAAGCTACCAAAAATCCCAATGATTCCATTGGACATAGTTGCGTATTTTTCGCTATTAACTTCAACTGACCTTGTTGAATTAATTAGAGGTTTAATTTTATCAGCAATTGATGGAATACTAAAACCTTTACAGGATATAGTTACTCCAATTTTAAGTTTAACTAAAACTCTAAAGGATCTTTCATTTAATATTATTGAAGCAGGTAATCCATTTATTTTAATAATCAAATTATTGAAAATGGCCCTTCAGCTCCAAATACCAAATTCTTATAAAATTAAGATGGCTAATTTAGATGCAATAACTCTAATTCGGCTTGCGTACATTCCTGTGATAACTGCAACTGAACCGGTGGTTAAGGAAGTTGCTTATCTTGGCGCGATTGTAGCATGTGCATTAGGCAGTAAACCTGGAGTTCAACTTGCCAGAGTTGCCTCAAATCCATTCTTTAACCAGGACGATTTACCACCATGGGAAAGACTTACTCGTAAGAATCCATTATTTGCAATCTTCCTAGATGAAATTGCATGGCGATCAAGCACACTTTCAACCGGGTCTTTACTCTTTAGAACTAAACTACCTGGGCTTTACCCAACCGGCTGGACTCCTAACGTAAATATTGATCCAGGAGTTCACTAAATATAAAACTTCAGCACGCTTCTGTGTATAATTTATTAGTTAACTTTTTAATCTAACAAACAATATGCAAAAAAACACCAACATCCAAGAGGTTATTGATTTTGATGCGATGTTTGCCCAAGGAAACGGCAAGCTAAACACAACTATCAAATTAACCCCAGCGGATAAAAAAGCGAACGTTAAGATCTTTTGTAAAGAACCTTACGCTCAAGATCTCTATGACACGTATTACGCGTCACATTCATTCATTACCCCATCAAGTAAAGACTTTGAAATCGGTCATGTTTGTAAAGTTACCGCTAAGAAAGTTGACTTTGACAATAAAATGATTGAGGCTCAAGATAATTCATCATTATCTACGATATTCATTCCATTTAGAGAATTTAGCGAAGAACCATCTCTATTATTGCACAATGAAATTAGTGCAACTTTTAAAGTTATGATTTACAAAGCAGATGAAGGAGATTTCCTAGGATCTGAAAAACGTTGTGCTGCTCTTTCATACCGTGAGGATCTTGAAGAATTCATTAAAACTGATAAGTGGTTCTATGTTAAGGTTACTAATCTGGTTAAAGGTGGATATCTTGCTCTTTATAAAGGCACAGTTAAATGTTTCTTACCTGGCTCGCATGCAGCAGCTAACGTAATTAGAGACTTTAACGAGTACCTAAACAAGGAAATTCCAGTAATGATTGAGAATTACGATGCAGCAAATGATCTATTCATTGTTTCATATAAGAAATACATTAAACAGACTTTACCTCAACGAGTTCACGAATTAAAATTTGGTGAAAGATACACAGGTATTCTAACCAATAACCCATACGATTTTGGTATGTTCGTAGAATTCCAAAACTACTTTACTGGATTACTTCATAAAACCGAATTCACAAACTATGAAGAAGTTAGCAAGAAATACAGATCTGGCGATTCTATTGACTTCTATGTCAAGGATATTGTAATGAAGAAAGGCGAACCTAGAATCATTTTAACTGATGATATTTCTAAGATTAGCGAAGACCAAATTACCTGGCAGAACCTAAAGGACCGGATTGAAGGTACAACCCTAAGTTTTACCCTAAATAAACAAAATTTCTCTCTTGAAATTGAAATGCCAGATAGTGATCAAATTTTCACAACTGACGTAAATCACCTTAAGGGTAGAACCAAGGTTCCTGATTCTGGAGAAATCAAAGTATTCAAAGTAGATGTCATTCGCAAGCAATTAAAGTTTGAATTTATCGGATAATCTAACTGGCATTTTTATCAAACCTAGATAAATAATACAGATGAGATACTTCAGACTTATACATATTTGTACTAATCGTTTGCTGCACACAAGGTTAACCATCATTAATACACTAACCCGTAAATTAACCATGCAGACAACATCAATTATTGAAGATTTCATCAATTTTTACCAAAACTTAATATTAATTGTAACTTAAGCAATAGTACCTCAAGCACTGTTTGGGGTAGCATTGTCTTCAGTCACTCGAAACCAACTAAAAAATAAAAAAAAAGAACACATGATAGACAATTTAGTACTTGAAACTGAACCGGTTGTGAAAACGACTTATACCCGAGAAGAAGCCGAAGCCGCATCTTTAGAGTATTTTAACGGGGATGATTTAGCAGCTACCGTATGGGTAAACAAATACGCCCTAAAGGATTCAAACGGGACAATTTACGAAAAGACTCCAGAAATGATGCATCGCAGAATTGCATCAGAATTAGCTAGAATTGAGGAAAAGTACCCTAATCCATTAAGTGAAGAGCACATTTTTTCATTACTTGACAAATTCAAGTACATTATTCCACAGGGTTCACCAATGACTGGTATTGGAAATGATTACCAGACAGTCTCCCTATCAAACTGCTTTGTTATTGGAGTAGATGGTGCAGCTGACTCGTATGGTGCAATTATGAAACTTGACCAAGAACAAGTTCAGTTAATGAAACGTAGAGGTGGCGTAGGCCATGATGTTTCAGACATTCGCCCTGCTGGAACTGAGGTTAAGAATTCAGCCCTAACCTCAACTGGTATTGTGCCATTTATGGAAAGATACTCTAATTCAACTCGTGAAGTTGCACAAGGCGGTCGTCGCGGAGCATTGATGTTATCATGTTCAATTAGACACCCTGAAGCAGAAGCTTTCATTGATGCTAAATTAGACAGCACAAAGGTTACTGGTGCAAACATCTCAGTTAAAATTCATGATGATTTCATGGAAGCTGTTAGAGATGGCAAATCATATATTCAACAGTATCCAATTTGGTCTGACGCTCCAAAAACAACAAAAGAAATTAACCCAACTTCTCTTTGGGGCAAAATCATTCACAATGCATGGAAATCAGCAGAGCCTGGAATTCTGTATTGGGATCAAATTATTAGAGAATCGTTTGCTGACTGTTATTCTGACTTAGGTTATCGTACAGTTTCAACAAATCCATGTGGAGAAATTCCACTTTGTCCAGATGATTCATGTCGTCTGCTTGCAATAAATCTATTTTCATACGTAGTTAATCCTTTCACCAAGGAAGCATATTTTGACTTTACTCTATTTAAAGAGCATGCACAAATTGCTCTTAGATTAATGGATGATATTATCGATCTAGAAATTGAAAAAATTGACAAGATAATCGAAAAGATCAATAACGACCCAGAAGCAGTTGAGGTTAAAAGAACCGAACTTGAATTATGGACTCGTATCAAGAAGAAATGTAAAGAAGGTCGTAGAACTGGCGTAGGTATTACCGCTGAGGGCGATATGCTTGCAGCATTAGGTTTAAGATATGGAACTCCAGCTGCTACTGATTTTGCAGTTGAAGTTGCTAGAACTTATGCCCTAGAAGTATTTCGTTCTTCTAATATCCTAGCTAATGAGCGTGGAGCATTTTCTATTTGGGATGCAGCTAGAGAAGAAGGCCATCCTTTCTTAGAAAGAATCAAACAATACGATCCTGAATTATACAATAACTTAATAACAACCGGTAGAAGAAATATTGCTCTTTTAACAATTGCACCAACTGGAACAGTTTCATTAATGTCTCAAACCACTTCTGGAATTGAGCCAGCTTTCATGGTTTCTTATAAACGTAGAAAGAAAATAAATCCAAATGATAAGAATTCAAAATCAGATTTCATTGATTCAGTTGGAGATCATTGGGAAGAATATTTCGTATTTCATCACGGGTTCAAAAAATGGATTGAGATTGAAGGATATAAATTTATTCCTAAGGGTGAATCTAGCAGTATCGAGAAGTTATCAGATGACACAATTCAGATGCTTATTGAAAAATCTCCGTACCATAAAGCAATGGCAAATGACGTTGACTGGGTTGAGAAAGTTAGAATGCAAGGAAAGATCCAACAATGGGTCGATCACTCAATTTCAGTAACCGTTAATTTACCTGAACATGTAACTGAGGAGCTAGTAAATCAAGTTTACACAACTGCTTGGGAAGAAGGCTGTAAGGGCTGTACAATATACAGAGACGGTTCACGTTCAGGAGTTCTAGTATCAAAGGACGAAAAGAAAAAGCAGGAGTTATTTAAAGACTCTCAAGCACCTAAACGTCCAGCTGAGTTAGAATGTTCAGTTACCACTTTCATGAATAGCGGAGAACGTTGGGTAGGTTTTATTGGTTTATTAAATGGAAAGCCGTATGAAGTATTTACAGGTCAACACGAAAATTTCCCAATTCCAACCTATGTTGATTCTGCTAAAATTGTTAGAACCAAAAAGGTGGGTAAATCTTCATACGATGTGGTTTACACTGACAAAATGGGAGAACAAATTAGAATTCCTAACTTAAATCATGCATTTGACTCTCAGTATCATGATATGGCAAAAACAATCTCAGCTGTACTTAGACATGGCATGCCATTACCTTATGTACTTGAGTTATTAGATTCATTAAATTTAGATGGGGATCTTATCACCACTTGGAAAGCTGGAGTTAAGAGAATGATTAAAAAATTCGTTAAAGACGGAACCACGGTTTCAGGTAAAACCTGTAAAGCTTGTGGATCAGATGCCCTAGTTTATACTGAAGGCTGTTTAACTTGCAAGAACTGTGGAGATTCTAAATGCGGTTAATATAACTTTACCACTATTTAAAAGGAGGCTTAGGCCTCCTTTTTTGTTATAAATAACCCTAACAATATCACTAATTATGGAAATATTAAACTTTGCCGAATTTAAACGTAGCTTTATATTTGAAGCTGAAGGAGATGCTGATGATAATGCATCAATTTCTGAACCAGCAGCAGATCCTGCTGCATTTACTCCAGTAGCTGATGATACAATGGCTCCTCCAGTAACGTCGTCCGGAATTCCTCCAGCTCCAACCGATCCAGCTGCAATGGCTTTACCGCCAGATCCTAATGCTCCCCAGGTTAGCGCTGGCGATGGAATTACTAAATTAGTATTTTTAGACACTGATAAAAAATGGCATTCTCAATATGCAGATGGCGGAGGAGTAAGAAGATATGTTGAGTACGAATTAGCTCCAGCTGACATCGACAAATTTATTGCTGACAATAACTTAACTGATAAAAGAGATGACCTAATGCAGGCAATGCAAGGTAAAAAATCTATGGATGCAGCAGCTTACGATAAATTAAAAAATGAAGTAGCTTCTAGTAAATTAGGCAAGGAACGTGGAGAACTTGATGTTGATTATGACAGTAAGGGAATTCCATCTACTAGCCAGTTAGACGTAATTTTCATAAAGAAATTCTAATATGCTAAAAAGATTTAATCAATTTGTATTTGAATCTAAGTACGATACGCTAGCAGCCTCGTATGCAAAGGACGTTTTTGACTTTGTCAAAAAGACATCTAGTACAACAGTAAACAGAATAAAACACGTAGTTTTAGATTATCAAGAGCCTATTGAGTTTAGTGTTAATATTAAAGTAGTTAGAGTTCATGAATTTGAACCAGCCGCAATTCCAGACTTTGTTAATATGCCATGGGAATCCATAAATTTTAAAGAGAAAGGTTATGCAGTTGACGCTAATGCGTTTATCCCAAAGGCTTCAGACCCAGACTCTCCTGAAATTGATATAGTAATATACTTAAACCCAGAGACAGAACCCAACTGTTATGAGTCCCTAAGATTCAAATTAGTTGATCTACTTAGGCACGAAACTGAGCACCTTTTACAGAAAGGTTTGAACCGTAAAGACTCTCATGCAATAAATACTTCAGCAAAGAAGCGTAGTAAAGCAAATGATAACTATAGTTATTTCTTATTAAGTGATGAGCTTCCTGCAATGGTATCCGGTATGCATGCAGCTGCGGTTAAGCGAAGAATCCCAATTGATCAGGAATTCGAAGAGTACTTAAGACCATTTCTTATTTCTGGAATAATTTCACAACCTGAGTTTAATCAGGTGATGACCGCTTGGATTGAGTTTGCTAAGAAATCATTCCCAAAGTCAATATTTTCAAACAAATATCGATAATCCGTAAAACCGGGTGAATTTTTTGTATATAAGATACAAAAAAATAGTTGAAATTATGACACCACAATGGTTAAATTCATTAAAGGAACAAGTATCACAACTTGAAGCAGAAGCTGTAAAATTCTACGAAAAAGGAAATAAGTCAGCTGGTACTAGAACCCGTAAACTTCTTCAAGAGATCAAAGCGACTTGCCAGGAAGGCAGAACGCACGTTCAAGAGTCTAAAGTTGAGCCTACTGTTTAATTGATAAATTAGACAACAAGTTCACATTCAAGGGCGAGTCTAAAAAACTCGCCCTTATTTTTTGAAACTTACACACATTTTTTAGTACAATTCTTTAAATTAAAATCAATTTTGAACAATGGAAGATCTATTTAACCTCAACCTTGATGATTTCTCAGGCAAATCATCATCAGCTGGTCGCAAAGTCGACGAGCACATGTACAACCCAGGACCGGACCAAGGTCAGAATGGAATTTACAAATCGGTAATTCGATTTATTCCATGGGCTGCAAATCCAAAGCAAAGTCGTTACAAAAAGTACGCAGCTAAACTTATCAACCCTCTAACTAATGAGAAGTTGTATGTTGACTGCCCTTCAACGACTGGTGCTTCTTCAATTCTTTGGTCTCTTGACCTAGAGTTAAAACGTTTGAAAAACGAGGAACCTTCAATAGTTGAAGAGATCCAAAAGTATTTCAATCGTTATTACAATTACTATTCTTGTGTTTATATCAAGAAAGATCCTCAATTCCCAACGTTGGAAGGTCAAATTAAAGTGTACTCATACGGTTACACAATTGACAACTTAATTCAACAGGAAATTAATCCAGAATCAGAGTTAGTAACTACTCAAAAAATCAATCCATTCTCACTTACTACAGGTAAGGATTTTGTTTTGGTTATTAAACGTAAAACCAAAGCATGGAGAGATTTCAGCTCAAGTAAATTCATGAATGAAGTTAGTCCATTAATTATTTCGCATAATGGTAGAGAAATCCCAGTATCTACTGACGAGAAAGTAATGAACTTCACAACTGAGTTCTTGAAAAAGAATTCTCCAGACATGAGCCAATACTTCTACAAAGATTGGACCGATTCTGAATATGAAAAAGTTGCTGATTATATCAAAGCAATTGTTCCTTACAAGCAAATCATTGATAACTTGGTTGCAACAACTAAGGACGAGAGAATGAAGAAACACTTCACTAACTCAAAACCTATCAATCGTACACAAGCGCCAATGGGAGAAGATTTGGAATACACACCAGCTCCAACTCCAGCAAGTAAGAGCACGTCAATTGATTTAGAAGATGATTTTGACATGCCTGCAGCTCCAGTGAA